CTTCATATGAAACAGGAGTGCTAATGATATTTGTGGGGAATGCATTGACTAGAATATATGTTAATTGATAAGTGTCATCATCTTCAAAAACTTTCCTGTCATTAGAAACATCCTTTTCAAACTTAACAATATACATGTTAGTTTTATAGGACTTAGGATAATTTACTCTATAAGCAGCAGCATTCTTCACTGCATCCTCATCACTTAAGTACTGTCCTTCACCCTGTGCAGAAATGAAATCAAACCACCCATCAAAGAGTTCAATCACTTTGTAATCATGATCAACATAGAATGTAAAATCAACAGTGGAATCATAGACACGACGATAAGCCATTCTCTCCATCACACCAGTGTAGTCACCCAGAACTTGGTGTGTATTCAAACTTGTACCAGGAAGAACAGCATTACTACAAAGCAATTCAATGTCCTCACCACCCTGTTGATAGTCAAAGCCATTCCTCTTGAGATGTCTATTGACTTCGTCAGGTGGTGCAAGTTTGATTTGATAGACAGAAGTCTGTGCAAGATGTAATACACGACTCTTTATATCTGATGTTCGTAAAGGCCCGATAGCCATCTATAAATATACTTGATTACTATTACTATGTAGGTGACTTGTGGGAGAAAGTATCAAGAGTATTTTCAAACCATCTCATCCTGAAAAGTATCAGGGTAATCCTAACAATATTATATGTCGTTCGTCATGGGAAAGAAGATTTTGCCACTGGTGTGATGTTAATCCTAACATCTTAAAGTGGGCCAGTGAGGAGTTCTCAATCCCCTATGTGTGTCCTACCGATGGTAGATTGCATCGTTATTACCCCGATTTCCTAATCGAAGTTCGTGATGTCACCGGTAAGGTAAAGAAACAATTGATTGAAGTCAAACCAAAGAGACAAACACAAAAACCACCAACACCAAAGAAGATTACAAAGTCATTCCTCTATGAGGCTGCAATGTATGAGAAGAACCAGGCTAAGTGGCGTGCAGCCACTGAGTTCTGTTTAGATAATGGTGTAGAGTTTAGAATCATCACCGAAGATGAGTTAGGTATCAAACAGTATGATAGTAGACGCACTAGATCTAACGGCGTACAACGGAGAAGAAAACCGAATCGACGGTCTCGTAAATGACATTCTTATTCAGAGAACATCTGAAAAGATGATGGAGGCAATCCTTACTCTTTTGACTGATACTGTGGCAGCTGTACCTCAGGTGGGAGCGTACTATACCTTTGGGTATCAAGCAAAGACACCACGAATGAGATACGATGGTAACCCACTCATAGCTTGTACTGGTGTATATAATTGGGGATTCAGTGGAATAAATTATCACTGGGGTGACTTTCGTAATTACACCTTTGAAGAATTGACCACTAACCCATACTTAGTATATCCATCTGAGTTGGAAGACCTTAGGAGTATTCCATATCAAGACTTCAAGATAAATAGATCATAAGGAACCACCCGATGGAAGTTAAAACCGATAAAACTTGGAATAATCTTCAGCTCGAACAATACACTGACACTACCACAGGTGTCATCGAGATCAGACTTCCAAACAAACTAGGTCCAAACAAAGGTAGACTACTCGCCACTGGTGATGCCAAAGGTAAGTGGAATGTTAATGATGCAAATGATTTTCGTAAACAATATAACGCAGAGAGAAAGAAACTAGGACAACAACCTCTCTCAGCAAAAGAATTTAATAAGGAATTCTATACTGATGGTGCAAACCAATTCAACAATGATAGAGCTAATGTTCTAAACACATCTTCAAACTACGATAATGATGCAGAGTATCAAAAACTAGCAACTAGTCATGCAGAAAATGGTATTCCCAAGGTAAAGAATCCCACAACAGGTGAGACAAATAATAGTCAGGGAAACCCCAACAATTCCACTGATAACAGTGGTAATCTTCCTTCACTTGAGCAAGCACAAAAAGATCTGAATCAATTAATATCCGACCTTGCTGATCAGATCGAAGAAATTCCTCTGACTCGTAGTAATGCAAACCTTAGGTATCCATTGGGTCACATCCCAAACCTTGGATATGATTTTGTGAGGTTCCAAGCTTATGATTATGATCCAGCACCAGAAAAAGAAAATGCATTATTAAGTAGTGGATTTGGTGCACCCCGAGAGACTGTCACACTTCCTATTCTTCCCAACATCTCAGAAAGTCAGATGACAAGTTGGGGTAGGGATGAAATGAATTTCTTACAAGGAGCTGCTGGTGCAATTGCATCTAGTTTCTTAACAGGAGTTGCAAAGTCTGGAAAACCTCAAGATCTCCTTAATGCCATTGGAGGTAGTATCGGTGATACACAACAAATTGCAGCTGATCTGATTAAAAAACCTGAACTTAAGCCTCTAATTGTTGGTTTCTTTGCTGGACAAGCTTCTGGTGTTAATGTACTGGGTCGTGGTCTGGGTGTGGTTTTGAATCCAAATCTTGAGTTATTATTTCAGGGTCCATCTCTAAGAACTTTCTCATTTAACTTCAAACTAAGACCCAGAGATAAGGATGAAGGTGAAGTGTGTAAGGCCATCATTAGATCATTCAAAAAGAATATGAACCCAAGAAGAACTAAGGGTAATGTATTTCTGAAAACACCAAGTGTTTTTAAGATTGAATATATGTTTGATGGAAAACCACATCCTTCGATGAATCGTATAAAGATGTGTGCTCTTACCAACTTTACGGTCAATTATACACCTGACAATAACTATATGACATATCAAAATGGCACTGTTACTGGTTTTGATATTAGTCTAGCGTTCAGTGAGGTCTTCCCAATCTACGCAGACAACCAAGACAGACCAGAAGCACTTTCAGGAGTTGGTTACTAATGGCATTCGGAAAGTATTTTACACATGTTCCAAACTTCGATTATGTAAGTCGCTTACCTAATCGTCAATACATCAATGACTATCTTCAGACAAAGAATCTCTTCAAGAGAGTCAAGTTGTCTGATGAAATCTTTGGTGACCTAAACTTTTTTGGAAAAACAATCATCAGGACGAACGAAAGACCAGACAATGTTGCATTCAGAGTCTACGATGATGAAAGTCTTGATTGGTTGATACTGTTGTCAAATAATATCATCAACTATGAGAGTGAGTGGCCTATGGATCAGGTCTCATTTGATAATTACCTCCTGAGTAAGTATGGTTCCTACGAGAACATATACAATATTCATCACTATGAGACTAGAGAGATTCTTGATGGTAACAATAATCTTATTTTGAAGAAAGGATTAGAGGTTCTTCAGAACTTTTCTATGACATACTACGACAGTTCAATTGGCCAAGAAGTAATTGCTAATAATATCACAGATGGAATTACAAACTTAGAGTACGAGGAAAAGATTCAAGAAGATAAACAGAGTATCTTCATACTGAAGCCACGATACTTGAGTGTGATTCTAAATGATATTGACAATCTAATGCCATATAAGGAAGGTTCAACTCAGTATGTTGGATCATCACTAGCACGTGGTGACAACATTAGGTTGTACACGTAAAAAGTAATAGGGCAAAAAAATACCCAGGAATTTTTTCCTAGGTAAAATGAAATCAATCGCTGATTTTGTTTTAGCTCTCAGCCAACTTAGAGAAGTAGCTCATTGGATCATCATCCTCGTCGTCTGTGCTACTAGTAGACTCGTCACTAGGAGCTGGTGTTGATTTGGATGCCTGATAAGAGTCTTCAAGCTTTCGCATGACCTCTTCCTCGGTAACTCGCTTCTGCTCTGTTGCTGCGTAGTTATCATACTGCTCTTCTTCCTCTACTGTTGAACGACGTGTGGACTGTGGCTTACTGCCAAGAACATAATCAAGACGCTTCTTCAGTTCTTCATAAGTTTTGAACTGATCAGGTGCCACCAGGGCACTGAGTGAGTACTGCTTTCTCCAGACAGCTTCAAGTGCATCGTCATCATCCAGAAGAGGTGATGTGCGATCGAACTCAGAACTATCATAGTTCCAGTAACCTGCAACCTTCTTAAGCTTCAGTTTGAAGTTGGCTCCTTGCCAGAAGTCGAAGGGATTGATTGCCTCTTCATCTTCAAACTCAGGTTGCATAGCCTCCATGATCTTATCAAAGATCTTCTTACCAAACTTGTAGAGGAACACCTGACCTTCGTTCTGAGGGTTGGATGGATCCTTGACAACATAGATGTTGGCGTAGAATGAAAGCTTACGCTTCTGTTTGCGTACTGTCTCTTTGTCAGAGTCTTGACCACTGTTCCACAGTTCACGGTTCAGTTCACCCAGAGGGTCCTTCTGTCCGATTGTGGTCAGTGAGTTCTCAATGTACCACCCACCAGGTCCCTGGAAGGCGTGTGAGAACATCTTTGCCCAAGGGAGATCTTCTCCATCAGGTGCGGGAAGGAATCGAATGACAGCGTATCCATTGCCAGACTTGTCCATTGTAGGTTTCCAGAGGCGGTCATCTTGACCTCCACCTCCACCACCGTTTTGCTTCTCAACTTCCTTTACTAACTTGGCAGTCAGACTACCAAGGGAAGATTGCTTTTTAAGGTCTCCAAAACCCATTTGTACCTCGTATGTTTGTATTTGGCCTGTGTGTCGTAGCTTAGGGATTGACTAGCCCAGTATTATTATATACTATTATGTATCACGAATCGACTTCTTCATATTCTCGATAATCTTTGTCATATTGCCAAAGACATAAGCGATGTCAGTATCAGGAGGGAACCCTAACATCTGTGCCTGTTCGACGATGTTCTCCTTCATCTTCTTGGCATCAGGATCATCACTCAAACTCATACGAGTATACAGGATCCTCTGTTTGTTCAGAAGTTCTTCCAACAATTCCACATGATAAAGTTTGTCCTCCTTATTCATGTTGGAGAACATATAGATCTTAGTGTAGATCTCTTCCTGAAGTTGAGAGATCTTCTCCAACTCTTGTTGTACTAAATCTGATTTGAAAAAACTCATGATCCCAATACTACTTGTTTAAGAATCTTCTTATAACGAAATATATCAATATGTAGGAAGGGACTATACTTCCTCATTTTCATACTCACAGATTCCCACACTGGATCTTTAAGGGAACTATCAAATCGACTCCTGTAGTTTAGGATACGATCAATGACGATGAGTGTCTCCAGTGACACTTCTTTACTCAGATGTTTCTTAAGGATCAAAGGGTGACCCTTGGAACAATCAAACACATCATCTATCTTGTTGTCATCAAAGAGTATACCACACTCTTCCTTAAAGAGATAGGTCATACTCTGTCTTTGTTTCAACCACTCTTGGTAGTTGTTCTCACCATTCTGTACAATCTCACC